CTTTGCCTAACGACATATGTCTCATAAGGAATCGGTCCGCCAAACCGATGTTAGCCTTCATCCCAATCTGCTTGCATATCGACGAGAATGATCTCCCCAATCTAATCATAGATGTCACATCTCTGGAGATGAATTGCATATCGTCTGACTGAATCAGTACCTCAACCGGCTGTTCTGCGCCTCTGCAAGCGGAGGTCCAATAGCGATACAGATCATGTGGAGTGTATTGCTTGGATTGAAGCTTTGCCGCACCCCAGATGATTGCAGATGATAGTGTACCTTCCTCAGAAGTGGTCTTCTTACCTGATAGAAGCGCAGTCCTAGGAATGTAAGCTATAATGCCGTTGCCTTTTTCTCCACTATGAGGATTGGGATACAGGAAAGGGAGGTTCATCATTGACTTCATCATGAGGTGATATGGTGCATCCCCAACATTAAATAGCTTAGCCATTTCATAAAACAACGCCGCTCTCAGGTGATACGGTAAGGTCCTGTCGTACGTTGAGAAGTCATTCTCCATTACGTATATGCGGGAATCTTTCATGTATTTTAAATACTTCTGCCTCGATTCGCCGTCATGATATAGTCCAGGGGTGACCATACGCATCGCCTTCATCTCAATTTGGATAGGAGTGAGGAATAAGTTTAAGATGTACGGATATTGCCATGCAACTCTAACTTTGTTTGTTCCTTTAATATCATCAATGAAGCGTAGACCATAAGGTGTAATTTGAGCACGGCGAACCCTCCCGTATGAGTTCTGCTGTCTTCTTATTGCCGTCATGAGAAATGGATGAGACGTGATCGTCGGATCGCCTCGTGCATGTTCTCGCACAGATTCGATCCAAGTATCAAAATTACCCTTAGGAAGGCCCAGACCTCTAAATTGTCTGATGATCTCAAGTTTTGCGATAGGAGTACCGCGACTGAATGTATTATCGTAGGTAGGCCAGCCGACTCCGGTATCCAAAGGATCGCCTGACGTCGAAATCAGGTAGTCGATCTTCTCCTGATATAATCTGGTACTCCGATTATATCTCCAGGCTTCAATAAATACCTTCAGAGAAGTGAGAAGTGTGGGGGTCATCTGAGCCATATTGGCGTTGTAATTACCATACTGCCAACCCGGAGACACATGACGCACTAGGGAGGTTTTCTTTAGGATGTCAACCTGAGACAGAATTGACGATATTAAGCTATGATGGGATTCATAGAGAGATAGCGTCCTTTTATTTCCTTCCTCAAGCTCATATATAAGTTTTTCTTCGTCAGGAAGATCTATACCCCGCTCTGTGTCCCTACGGAGTCTCAGTCCTAACTCTTTCCAGTAATCGTTAGCGAACGCTATTAATTCATTGTTCATCTCAAAGAACCTGCTAATACTTCCGTAGTTCTTAAATACGAACTTATCTTCGGTTGATGGATCATAACGTTTCTCCGATGTATCCCGATCTAAATACGCGAGAGATAATCTTACATTTTCATATTGGATAGGTCCGTACATCAATCGAAGCAAATCGAGGGCGGATGAACCTCGTGGAACGCGCACGGTGTTGCCTTTATAATCCATCTCCTCCATAGGAAGAGTCTGAAATGGAAATGGACTTTGCCTTATCTTAACATCAAAACCTATTTCCATATACGCAACATTTAGTTTGATTTTTATCAGCTATTCTTTCTCTTTTCGTCGAAGTCATCAGAGCCGCTATCAGCGTCCTTCTTCTTTTTCTTCTTTTTGCTATCTTGATCAGAATCGGGAGCCGAACCACCGGGATCGTCTGATATTGGGGAACCTTTATCACTCGTTGTCAAATCAGATTCAGGGAGTAAATCGGTTCGAGATGTACCCACGTGCATATCCGGATTAGCGCTTTCGACTTGCGCTAACGACTGTTCAAGCGTCTTGGTAATGGCGGTAAGATCCGACACCTGGTTGCCCTCGCTCTGGCTCGAGGTATAGAAATGCGTCAATCGAACATATCTGATATTAGGCTGAAACCTGTCTAATGTCCAACTCTTTTCAGCTATTGGTAACGATACCAACTGTGGATCACCATGGGGCGAAGGTAGCCGTACACTACGATCGTCCTGCAGAGT